GCCACCACAGCGCGAAAAGGTCTTGTCCAGCTCAGTAGCGTCACCAACAGTGATTCTGAAACCCTCGCGGCAACGCCAAAAGCAGTGAAGTCTGCCTATGACAATGCTGAAAAACGTCTTCAGAAAGATCAGAACGGTGCGGATATTCCGGGAAAGGATACCTTCACGAAAAATATCGGTGCCTGTCGTGCTTATAGCGGCGCTTTGAGCACTGAAGCCGGAAACTGGACAACCGCGCAGTTTATTGACTGGCTAGAGTCTCAGGGAGCCTTTAATCATCCCTACTGGATGTGCAAGTGTTCCTGGTCATACGGTAATAACAAAATTATTACCGATACTGACTGTGGGACGATTCATCTTGCAGGTTGCGTGATTGAGGTTATGGGTGTTAAAGCAGCAATGACCATTCGTGTGACCACTCCGAGTACATCAAGCAGTGGTGGTACCACCAGTGCGCAATTCACGTATATCAATCACGGAGCTGATTATGCGCCGGGCTGGCGACGCGACTACAATACGAAAAATAAGCAACCGGCTTTTGCATTAGGGAAAACAGGAAATACGGTTGCAAATAATAAAGCAGTAGGATGGAACTGGGACAGTGGTGCTTATTGTGCACAGGATGGCGGAGCATCAAAAATGGTGCTGCATTTTTACACGGGTGAGGGAAGTTGTCCGGCAATGCAGTTTCTTGTGGATTATAAAAACAGGGGGATTTTTTACAGGTCGGCACGTGATGGGTATGGATTTGAGGCTGACTGGTCAGAGTTTTATACCACATCACGAAAGCCAACACCTGCGGATATTCTTGCTCTGGCATTATCAGGCGGAAGCATGTCAGGCAGCATAAAATTTATCAATGATGCCTTCCTGATTTGGGAAAGAAACACTGACTGGGCGAAAATTGGATTTAAAAATGATTCAGATGCTGATTCTGACTCATACATGTGGTTTGAAACTGGTGATAATGGCAATGAATATTTTAAATGGCGCATCAGGTCTGGCAGCACAACAAAAGACCTGATGACGCTTAAGTCTGATGCACTACGGGTTACCGGGCAGGTGATACCATCAAATTTCAGCAATTTTGACTCCCGCTATGTCCGGGATATCCGGCTTGGTGGTGCCGCCACATACAAACCTGCGAACAATGGCATGACATGGACACATCAGGCACCGTCCGGGTGTGTATATACCGGCATTATTGTTCAGGATACCGGCTCAAACTCTGCCGATAACATTGGTGGCGTATATTACAGACCGGTTCAGAAATACATTAACGGGACGTGGTACAACGTGGCGCAGGTATAATTTATGCAGCATTTGATAAATATAACGGCAGGTAATCCAAAAACGGTTGAACAATATCAATTGACAAAGGACTTTGATGTTGTCTGGTTTTTTTCAGAAGATGGTAAGAACTGGTACGAAGAACAAAAGTATTTTGCTGATGACACGATAAAAATAGCGTACGACAAAGATAATATTATCCGCTATGTGGAAAAGGATGTGACAGCTATCAGACCAGATGGATTAAGTGTTGTTGAAGTGCCGGATATTACTGCTAATCGACGGGCGGACATTTCAGGGGGCTGGATGTTTAAGGACGGCAAAGTGATTAAACGCATTTATACGGCAGAGGAATTGCAGCAGCAGGCAGAAAACCGGAAAGCCAGACTTCTTGCAGATGCTGAATCCGTGATTTTGCCGCTGGAGCGCGCGGTCAGACTGAACATGGCAACAGATGAGGAGCGTAGCCGACTGGATGCATGGGAGCGTTACAGCGTTCTGGTCAGTCGTGTGGATCCTGCAAATCCTGAATGGCCGGAAATGCCGCAATAAGTTGTATGAGCTCTGGTGTGAGCTGACATATCTATGACACAGAGTAAAGACTAATCTGACAGTCCGCTCTGTGCCAAGAGCAGACGTTTGAACGTTAACGCTCGTCACAAGCCCTTGGTATGCATTGGGCCGCAACTGCGCATCGTTCGAAAAGACGCAAGTGGGCATATTGCGCGATCCATCAAGGCTGGACTGAGAGTGAGCAGTGGTTGGAAGTCTGCTATGAACGTTCTAGTGCTTACAATTTGCAGTTATCTTTACCTCGCGATGAAAAGGAATATTTTGGTATAACAAAAACTATATCCAAATAGATGATGTACAATTTCAGTTGAGCTGGATTTTTTAATTTTCTCAGAAAAATACATACTTCAAAAATTCAATTTTACAGGGGGACGAAAAACCATGGAGGTGGAGGGCAGAATTTAAATTCTCCATGGATTGAATTAGGAATAAGCAGGAGAACATATTTAGGAGGGAATTTAGCCAATCAGCATTGCAGGGGGGTTAAAGAAATAAAATATTAAAATAATAGCAATGGCTCCTCCTGCTTTTACATACCCTTTTACGTTAACGTTTATCCATCCAGGAACAAATGAGGCCAAGGCTGCACAGCCAACAGCAAAAGTTGATCTTATTATAAAGATTTTAAAATACGAAGGATTATCCATGAACATTGCAAAAGCAAATGACATTATAACTAATACTGACCCAATACCTAATGTTATATATTTATTTGCAGTATCAATATCGTCTCTGTGAGCCACGTCAAAACCCTTTGTTGGTAAGTTAGCTTTTAAGAATCTTTCTCTCAGGTGACTGGATGATTCTTTCTGACAATACATCTTCACCATTCTTTGCATACTGGAAAGGGCATGCAGGTTTGGTTTCTTATAACTTTCACCCATCATGTCTTCATGGTGTGACTTGATAAATTCAATATGCAGAAGATAAGACTCAAGTATTGCCTCACAAGACTCGGCTAAGTCAGTTACCCATAAACCATCGTTGTGCTTACCTTGTAGCTTACTATTACCCACCATTTTTTCTGCCTCATTGAAATAGGCGGTACCATTGATCATGCAATCTATGAAATTATCTCTGTTTTTAGACGAGAGAAATTTTCTTACAGATGAAATAAACAAAGCTTTCTTCGCAGAAAGCTTTTCTTCCAAATTTTCCATTTATTAACTCTTTTTTGTTGCTGCAGTTAATAGCATGTTTAAATCACTATTATCAACGCTATCAAATATCATTACCCTAGTAGTGCCAGTAATGCGAATAATGATATGTTGAAGGCAGCTATAGTTTATCTTATTACCTAGATCTAGTTCTCTCTGTATTGCTGCTCTGATTTCATCTAGCTGTGCATCTGTTGGATTCCAATTGGAATCCACAATATGTGCATTTTTGCGCAAAAAATCCCTAAACTGCTGGTTATTCATTTTGTCTTCCTTTTGAACGATCTTGTTTGACACTTCTAAGTGTATTTTACACCGATGGTACTTAACAACCTATAACATATAACAGCCCTCTTTAGAACACAATTTTTTGCAATGAGCATTGAATCTGACAACTGCTCCACACTTTAAGCCAGAATACACTCCACTAGCGCTACGTTGACCTACTCCCTGTTAATTCACATAAAACGCTGTTAGCAATGTCCGCTCCTCGCTCAAAGCAGACTGTCAGATTTGATAGCTTTTGGGCTAAGTAAATTGTCAGTCGGAAAATGAGTGAGTACAAATCAGGACTGGCGGGTGAATTGCCCGCCTTTTCTTTATCTGTTGTTTCATCCACTGACCAGCCAGGTCAAATAGCGTCTCATGCTCTGCCCAACGGAAAATAGTTGCACCCATTAACCACGGAGTTAAACGGATGAGTGACTATCATCACGGCGTGCAGGTGCTGGAGATTAACGACGGCACCCGCGTCATTTCCACCGTATCCACGGCCATTGTCGGCATGGTCTGCACGGCCAGCGATGCGGATGCGGAAACCTTCCCCCTCAATAAACCTGTGCTGATTACCAATGTGCAGAGCGCAATTGCAAAGGCCGGTAAAAAAGGCACGCTGGCGGCATCGTTGCAGGCCATCGCCGACCAGTCAAAACCGGTCACCGTTGTCGTGCGCGTGGAAGACGGCACCGGCGATGACGAAGAAACGAAACTCGCGCAGACCGTTTCCAATATCATCGGCACCACCGACGAAAACGGTCAGTACACCGGACTGAAAGCCCTGCTGGCGGCGGAGTCGGTAACCGGTGTTAAACCGCGTATTCTTGGTGTGCCGGGGCTGGATACCAAAGAGGTGGCTGTTGCACTGGCATCAGTCTGTCAGAAGCTGCGCGCTTTCGGGTATATCAGCGCATGGGGCTGTAAGACCATTTCCGAGGTGAAAGCCTACCGCCAGAATTTCAGCCAGCGTGAGCTGATGGTCATCTGGCCGGATTTCCTCGCATGGGATACAGTCAACAGTACCACCGCCACCGCGTATGCCACCGCCCGTGCGCTGGGTCTGCGTGCCAAAATCGACCAGGAGCAGGGCTGGCATAAAACGCTGTCCAACGTCGGGGTAAACGGTGTTACCGGCATCAGCGCGTCCGTATTCTGGGATTTGCAGGAGTCCGGTACCGATGCTGACCTGCTTAACGAGTCTGGCGTCACAACGCTGATTCGCCGCGACGGTTTCCGATTCTGGGGTAACCGTACCTGCTCCGATGACCCGCTGTTCCTCTTTGAAAACTACACCCGCACCGCGCAGGTGCTGGCCGACACGATGGCTGAGGCGCACATGTGGGCGGTGGACAAGCCCATCACCGCAACGCTGATTCGCGACATCGTTGACGGCATCAATGCCAAATTCCGTGAGCTGAAAACAAACGGCTATATCGTGGATGCGACCTGCTGGTTCAGCGAAGAATCCAACGATGCGGAAACCCTCAAGGCCGGAAAACTGTATATCGACTACGACTATACACCGGTGCCTCCTCTTGAAAACCTGACCCTGCGCCAGCGTATTACCGATAAATACCTGGCAAATCTGGTCACCTCGGTTAACAGCAATTAAGGAGCCTGACCGATGGCAATGCCGCGCAAACTCAAGTTAATGAACGTCTTTCTGAACGGCTACAGCTATCAGGGCGTTGCAAAGTCCGTCACGCTGCCAAAACTGACCCGTAAGCTTGAAAACTATCGCGGTGCGGGGATGAACGGCAGCGCACCGGTAGACCTCGGCCTTGATGACGATGCGCTGTCAATGGAGTGGTCGCTCGGGGGCTTCCCGGATTCGGTTATCTGGGAGCTTTACGCCGCAACCGGTGTGGATGCCGTGCCGATTCGTTTTGCCGGCTCTTACCAGCGCGACGATACCGGCGAAACGGTGGCCGTCGAGGTGGTCATGCGTGGCCGTCAGAAAGAAATCGACACCGGCGAGGGGAAACAGGGAGAAGATACCGAGTCGAAAATCTCCGTGGTCTGCACCTATTTCCGGCTGACGATGGACGGTAAGGAGCTGGTCGAAATCGACACCATCAACATGATTGAGAAGGTGAACGGCGTCGACCGGCTGGAGCAACACCGCCGCAATATCGGCCTGTGATTTTCATACGGTCAGCCAGGCTGACCGGTTAACCCTGATTCAGAAGTGAGAAAACCATGAACAAAGAAAATGTCATTACCCTGGAAAATCCGGTCAAACGTGGTGAGCAGGTTATCGAACAGGTCACGCTGATGAAACCTAATGCCGGGACGCTGCGCGGTGTCAGTCTGGCTGCGGTCGCAAACTCCGAAGTCGATGCACTGATTAAGGTGCTGCCGCGCATGACGGCACCGATGCTGACCGAGCAGGAGGTCGCCGCGCTGGAACTGCCTGACCTTGTGGCGCTGGCCGGTAAGGTGGTCGGTTTTTTGTCGCCGAACTCGGTGCAGTGACGTTTCCGAAAAATCTGTCGGTCGATGACCTGATGGCGGATGTGGCAGTGATATTTCACTGGCCGCCATCAGAACTGTATCCCATGAGCCTGACCGAACTCATCACATGGCGCGAAAAGGCGCTCCGGCGAAGCGGAAACACGAATGAGTAACAATGTAAAATTACAGGTATTGCTCAGGGCTGTTGACCAGGCATCCCGCCCGTTTAAATCCATCCGCACAGCGAGCAAATCGCTGTCGGGGGATATCCGAGAAACACAAAAATCACTGCGCGAGCTGAACGGTCAGGCATCCCGTATTGAGGGATTCCGCAAGACCAGTGCACAGCTCGCCGTGACTGGTCATGCACTTGAAAAGGCTCGGCAGGAGGCCGAAGCCCTTGCCACACAGTTTAAAAACACCGAACGTCCGACACGTGCTCAGGCGAAAGTGCTGGAATCCGCAAAGCGTGCGGCGGAGGACTTACAGGCGAAATATAACCGCCTGACGGATTCCGTTAAACGCCAGCAGCGGGAACTGGCCGCTGTGGGAATTAATACCCGCAATCTTGCACATGATGAGCAGGGACTGAAAAACCGTATCAGTGAAACCACCGCACAGCTTAACCGTCAGCGTGACGCACTGGCGCGTGTCAGTGCACAACAGGCAAAACTTAACGCAGTCAAACAGCGTTATCAGGCAGGCAAGGAACTGGCCGGAAATATGGCCTCAGTGGGCGCTGCCGGTGTGGGGATTGCGGCGGCGGGAACGATGGCCGGAGTTAAGTTGCTGATGCCCGGTTATGAGTTTGCGCAGAAAAACTCAGAATTGCAGGCTGTGCTCGGTGTGGCAAAAGACTCCGCCGAAATGGCCGCGCTACGCAAGCAGGCGCGCCAGCTCGGCGACAATACCGCCGCCTCAGCGGATGATGCGGCCGGTGCGCAGATTATCATTGCGAAAGCGGGTGGAGATGCTGCGGCTATTCAGGCGGCAACGCCGGTCACGCTGAATATGGCACTGGCGAATCAGCGGTCGATGGAAGAAAACGCGCAACTGTTGCTGGGGACTAAGGCATCCTTTCAACTGTCAAATGATGATGTCAGCCATGTGGGCGACGTGTTGTCGGCAACGATGAATAAGTCGGCGGCTGATTTTCAGGGACTCAGTGATGCACTGACTTACCTCGGTCCGGTTGCGAGGACGGCAGGTGTAAGTCTTGAACAGGCAGCGGCCATGACAGGTGTGCTGCATGACAATAACATCAGGGGGTCAATGGCGGGTACGGGTGGCAGTGCCGTTGTCACCCGATTACAGGCACCGACTGGAAAAGCATGGGATGCACTCAAAGAGCTTGGCGTTAAAACCTCGGACAAAAAGGGAAATATGCGTCCGTTGTTCACCATTCTGAAAGAGATTCAGGCCAGCTTTGATAAACACAAGCTGGGGACGTCTCAGAAGGGGGAATACCTTAAAACCATTTTTGGTGAGGAAGCCCTGAAATCAGCGAACGTTTTACTGGCAGCGGCTGCAAGCGGAAAACTGGATAAGCTGACCGCCACACTGAAAGCCTCGGACGGTAAAACGGAAGAGCTGGTTAAAATCATGCAGGACAACCTCGGCGGTGACTTTAAGGAGTTTCAGTCCGCTTATGAAGCGGTGGGGACTGACCTGTTTGACCAGCAGGAAGGCGCACTGCGTAAGCTCACGCAGACGGCCACAAAGTATGTGTTAAAACTCGACGGCTGGATCCAGAAAAACAAATCACTGGCGTCAACCATTGGCCTAATTGCCGGTGGCGCGCTGGCGCTTACTGGCATCATCGGTGCCATTGGTCTTGTAGCCTGGCCGGTTATCACCGGCATCAATGCCATCATCGCGGCAGCAGGCGCAATGGGGGCAATCTTCACGACGGTTGGCAGTGCTGTTATGACCGCCATCGGGGCGATTAGCTGGCCGGTTGTGGCCGTGGTGGCCGCCATTGTCGCCGGGGCGTTGCTTATCCGTAAATACTGGGAGCCTGTCAGCGCATTCTTTGGCGGTGTGATGGAAGGGCTGAAAGCGGCATTTGCGCCGGTGGGGGAACTGTTCACGCCACTTAAGCCGGTGTTTGACTGGCTGGGCGAAAAGTTACAGGCCGCGTGGCAGTGGTTTAAAAACCTGATTGCCCCGGTCAAAGCCACCCAGGACACCCTGAACCGTTGCCGTGATACTGGCGTCATGTTCGGGCAGGCACTGGCTGACGCGCTGATGCTGCCGCTTAATGCGTTCAACAAACTGCGCAGCGGAATTGACTGGGTACTGGAAAAACTCGGTGTTATCAACAAAGAGTCAGACACACTTGACCAGACCGCCGCCAGAACTCAAGCCGCCACGTATGGCAGCGGTGGTTATATTCCGGCGACCAGCTCTTATGCAGGCTATCAGGCTTATCAGCCGGTCACGGCACCGGCTGGCCGCTCTTATGTGGACCAGAGTAAAAACGAATATCACATCAGCCTGACCGGTGGTACTGCGCCGGGGACACAGCTTGACCGCCAGTTACAGGATGCGCTCGAAAAATACGAGCGGGATAAACGTGCGCGCGCCCGTGCCAGCATGATGCATGACGGTTAAGGAGGTGACGAAAAATGATGCTCGCGTTAGGTATGTTTGTTTTTATGCGCCAGACGCTGCCACACCAGACCATGCAGCGTGAATCAGATTATCGCTGGCCGTCAAATTCCCGTATCGGTAAACGGGATGCCTTTCAGTTTCTCGGTGTGGGTGAGGAAAACATCACGCTTGCCGGTGTGCTTTATCCAGAACTGACCGGCGGCAAGCTGACGATGACCACGCTCAGGCTGATGGCAGAGGAAGGCCGGGCGTGGCCGTTGCTGGATGGCACCGGCATGATTTACGGCATGTATGTCATCAGCAGGGTGAGTGAAACAGGGAGTATTTTCTTTGCAGACGGCACACCCCGAAAAATTGATTTTACGCTGTCGCTCACCCGCGTTGATGAATCACTGGCCGCGCTTTATGGCGATATCGGTAAACAGGCGGAATCGCTCATCGGTAAGGCTGGCAGTATGGCGACTAAATTCACGGGTATGACGGGGGCGGGATAATGCTGGATGCACTGACATTTAATGCAGGCAGTACGCTGACGCCGGATTACATGCTGATGCTCGACAGCAGGGATATTACCGGCAATATCAGCGACCGTCTGATGAGCATGACCCTGACGGATAACCGGGGCTTTGAGGCTGACCAGCTTGATATTGAACTGAACGATGCCGACGGGCAGGTCGGGCTGCCGGTTCGTGGCGCTGTCCTGACGGTGTATATCGGCTGGAAAGGTTTTGCCCTGGTATGCAAAGGGAAATTTACCGTTGATGAGGTTGAACACCGGGGCGCGCCGGATGTGGTCACCATCCGCGCCCGGAGTGTAGATTTTCGCGGGACGCTCAATTCCCGCCGTGAAGGCTCCTGGCATGACACCACGCTCGGTGCGATTGTTGAGGCGATAGCCTCCCGTAACAGGCTGGAAGCCAGTGTCGCTCCGTCACTGGCCGGAATTAAAATCCCGCACATCGACCAGTCGCAGGAGTCTGATGCAAAATTCCTGACCCGCCTTGCTGAACGCAACGGCGGTGAGGTGTCGGTAAAAATGGGAAAACTGTTGTTTCTCAAAGCGGGGCAGGGGGTGACGGCCAGCGGTAAAAAAGTCCCGCAGGTCACCATAACCCGCAGCGACGGCGACCGCCATCATTTTGCGATTGCTGACCGTGGAGCCTATACCGGCGTAACGGCAAAGTGGTTACACACCAAAGACCCGAAGCCGCAAAAGCAGAAGGTAAAACTGAAACGCAAAAAGAAAGAGAAACACCTGCGCGCACTGGAGCACCCGAAAGCGAAACCGGTCACGCAGAAGAAAGCGCCAAAAGTACCGGAAGCGCGCGAAGGTGAATACATGGCCGGTGAGGCTGACAACGTTTTTGCACTGACCACGGTATATGCCACGAAAGCACAGGCCATGCGCGCCGCTCAGGCGAAGTGGGATAAACTGCAACGGGGTGTGGCGGAGTTCTCCATCAGCCTGGCTACCGGTCGGGCAGATATTTACACGGAAACACCGGTTAAAGTGTCAGGCTTTAAGCGCGTCATAGACGAGCAGGACTGGACAATCACTAAGGTGACTCATTTTCTGAATAATAGCGGCTTCACGACGTCCTTAGAGCTTGAGGTCAGGCTTTCTGATGTGGAGTACGAAACAGAAGATGATGAGTGATGTTTTTATTTTATCTATTTGTTTTATAAGGATAAATTAACTAAAATGGCACCATCAACAAAACCGGAAGAGGTGCTCGCGATGTTTCATTGTCCTTTATGCCAGCATGCCGCACATGCGCGTACAAGCCGCTATATCACTGACACGACAAAAGAGCGTTATCACCAGTGTCAGAACGTGAATTGCAGCGCCACGTTCATCACTTATGAGTCGGTACAGCGATACATCGTGAAGCCGGGAGAAGTCCACGCCGTAAGGCCGCACCCGTTACCATCAGGACAGCAAATTATGTGGATGTGATCACAAAAATAGCCCCTCAGTTGAGGGGCTTTATTTATGGTCGATGTGGACGCTATGTGGACAGTGCTTGATATAAATCCATTTATATCATCAGGTTAGGTGCTTTTTTGTGACACCATCCCTGTCTTCCCCCACATGATGTGGGGGTTTTTTTTATCCTCAATTTGCCTGCTGCTTAATGCATTGCAGATGATTTGCTTCCGTTATACTAGCGTCAGTTGATAGCGGGAGTATTTATGAATCAATCTTATGGACGGCTGGTCAGTCGGGCGGCGATTGCTGCGACGGCGATGGCTTCGTTGCTATTGCTGATTAAAATTTTTGCATGGTGGTATACCGGGTCGGTGAGTATTCTCGCCGCGCTGGTGGATTCGCTGGTGGATATCGGCGCGTCGTTGACGAATTTACTGGTGGTGCGATATTCCCTGCAACCTGCCGACGATAATCACTCGTTTGGTCACGGTAAAGCAGAGTCCCTCGCGGCGCTGGCGCAAAGTATGTTTATCTCCGGTTCGGCACTATTCCTGTTTTTGACGGGTATTCAACATCTGATATCTCCAACACCGATGACAGATCCAGGCGTCGGGGTTATCGTGACAATTGTGGCGCTAATTTGTACGATTATCCTTGTCTCGTTTCAGCGTTGGGTGGTGCGCCGGACGCAAAGCCAGGCGGTGCGGGCTGATATGCTACATTACCAGTCTGATGTTATGATGAACGGCGCAATTCTGCTGGCGCTGGGGTTGTCCTGGTACGGCTGGCATCGCGCCGATGCTCTGTTTGCATTGGGAATCGGCATCTATATTTTATATAGCGCGTTACGCATGGGATATGAGGCGGTACAGTCATTACTGGATCGCGCATTGCCTGATGAGGAACGGCAAGAAATTATTGATATCGTGACTTCCTGGCCGGGTGTTAGCGGCGCTCACGATCTTCGCACGCGGCAGTCAGGGCCGACCCGCTTTATTCAGATTCATTTGGAAATGGAAGACTCTCTGCCTTTGGTTCAGGCACATATGGTGGCGGATCAGGTAGAGCAGGCTATTTTACGGCGTTTTCCGGGATCGGATGTAATTATCCATCAGGACCCCTGTTCCGTCGTACCCAGGGAGGGTAAACGGTCTATGCTTTCATAATCAGTATAAAAGAGAGCCAGACCCGCATTTTGTGTATAAAATACCGCCATTTGGCCTGACCTGAATCAATTCAGCAGGAAGTGATTGTTATACTATTTGCACATTCGTTGGATCACTTCGATGTGCAAGAAGACTTCCGGCAACAGATTTTATTTTGCATTCCAAAGTTCAGAGGTAGTCATGATTAAGAAAATCGGTGTGTTGACAAGCGGCGGTGATGCGCCAGGCATGAACGCCGCAATTCGCGGGGTTGTTCGTTCTGCGCTGACAGAAGGTCTGGAAGTAATGGGCATTTATGACGGCTATCTGGGTCTGTATGAAGACCGTATGGTACAGCTAGACCGTTACAGCGTTTCTGACATGATCAACCGTGGCGGTACGTTCCTCGGTTCTGCGCGCTTCCCGGAATTCCGCGACGAGAACATCCGCGCCGTGGCTATCGAAAACCTGAAAAAACGTGGTATCGACGCGCTGGTGGTTATCGGCGGTGACGGTTCCTACATGGGTGCAATGCGTCTGACCGAAATGGGCTTCCCGTGCATCGGTCTGCCGGGCACTATCGACAACGACATCAAAGGCACTGACTACACTATCGGTTTCTTCACTGCGCTGAGCACCGTTGTAGAAGCGATCGACCGTCTGCGTGACACCTCTTCTTCTCACCAGCGTATTTCCGTGGTGGAAGTGATGGGTCGTTATTGTGGCGATCTGACCCTGGCTGCGGCCATTGCCGGTGGCTGTGAATTCGTTGTAGTTCCGGAAGTTGAATTCAGCCGTGAAGACCTGGTAAACGAAATCAAAGCGGGTATCGCGAAAGGTAAAAAACACGCGATCGTGGCGATTACCGAACATATGTGTGATGTTGACGAACTGGCGCATTTCATCGAGAAAGAAACCGGTCGTGAAACCCGCGCAACTGTGCTGGGCCACATCCAGCGCGGTGGTTCTCCGGTGCCTTACGACCGTATTCTGGCTTCCCGTATGGGCGCTTACGCTATCGATCTGCTGCTGGCAGGTTACGGCGGTCGTTGTGTAGGTATCCAGAACGAACAGCTGGTTCACCACGACATCATCGACGCTATCGAAAACATGAAGCGTCCGTTCAAAGGTGACTGGCTGGACTGCGCGAAAAAACTGTATTAATGATTTCGGAAAAAGGCAGATTCCTTTAGCCTGAAACCGATGACAGAAGCAAAAATGCCTGATGCGCT